TAATTAACTCTTCAGTTTGAGGTGATAAATTTTCTGAATTAGGTGATAAAAATAGAGATGTTCCATTGTCTTTTATATATACATCTTTGGATAATAAATTATTAGTTTGAGAAAGCAATCTACTAATGGTAGCATTTAATTCTGCGGCTGAGGTATTAACTCCTACTTGTGGGGTTGGAGGAAGTATTTCTGCTAGAGCTATTAATGCAGTTGCTACTTTATTTAAAGAAATTAATAAATCTTTTAAAAAATCAACTGTTTTATTGCCTAATAAAACTTGTTGAGAAGCATTTTTATCAGCTAAATATATTTTACCAGATGTTTGTATAATAGCATCTTTAGTATCAATATTTATTGATTCTAATGAATTTAAATTAACAGATTTAGCTGAACTTAATAATATATGATCAGTATTAGAATTAAATGCTAATCTACCAGAATTTAAAATAATTTGTTTTCCTGAGTATGATTTTGGGTCAGTTGGTTTTTGTTGGTAACTCTCATATGAAATAGAAGAAGCATTTAAAGGAATATTTTGAGTACTGGTTATATAAACAGAGGTATCATCATTGTTTATATTTTCAGTTATAGGTATCCAACCTTCGTCTGTTTGTTTACCTTGTCCATTTCTAATTATAATAATAGGATCTCCGTCTTCACCTGTTGTAGACCAATTATTAGTAGTTCCTTTTACTGTACTACCTAAACGAATTGAATTACCCCATCTACCTTCATAGATTATATCTCCTTCAAAAGGTAATAAAGGATGTATATTTGATCTTTCTTTAAAAGTATTTCCTAAAAATATTTCTGTAGAAGTATCTTTTATTCGTCTAACATCACCTGCAGAAGTCGATTCATAATCTCTTTTAGAATTTGGATCTAAAGTATTAGGGTTTTGAGGAAATCCATTATGATGAGGATGATTCCATAATCCAATTATATTAATATAATAGTTTTCTGTATATGAGGTAGCTTTCCCAATATTTGAACTAGGAAGAGATAATAAATAAACTAATTCATTAATTAAAGGATAAATTTTTATATTTGATAGTAATGGAGTAGCTGTAGAAAGATTTTGGTTTGAATTAGATGATTTAGTTATAGAATCAAATTCAATTACTCCTAAAGCATTCCACCCTCCTAATTCTTTAAAACGAGGATGACTTTCATCTAAAACAATACTTTTAACTCTAACAGGAGTTATCAAATCAGATAAACCTGTTACAGATAAAAATTGACCTACTTTAGAATTAGGTTTAAGTACACTCATTATTTTTCCTCAGAATTAGATTTATTTATCTTATCAATTTCTGCTAATAATTGGGCTTTTTCTTCATCAGATATAGAAAAATCACTACCAGTAGTAGTAGATGATTGCATAACTCTTTGTATAATAGTAGCCATTTTAATTAATTGTTCATCATTTTTAACCCCTATTTCAAGATATTCTTTAATAAGAGGAACAATTAATGTGGCGTCTCCTATATCACCAATAAGAGGTTTTAATTCTGCTATTAAAGCAGATATTTGAGCCTCTTTTTTCTTTTGATTATTATATATTTCTTCTAAAATATTGGAAAATGTTTTTTTACCAAATACTTTTATGTCTAAAGAATCCATTTTGTTATAAATATATCAATGATTAAAGTCTATATAACCATTTTCTAAATAAAATATATAATTTTTCTTAAATATTTCATTTAATTTATTTGCAACTCTAGTAATTTTAGGAGTTTTAACATCTATCATTTCCCTAATATAAATGTAAAGAGCTTTTTTATTAAATACATCTAAATATTCTCTTTTTCTAAATAACTCTAATATTGCATCTGCTATTTTAGCATTTTCATCAGAAGGGGTAGTATATCTATCTAACGGAAATAATTCATAAATATTATTAGTACAATAATCTACATATTGATCGATAAATTTAGATAATTTGTCCCCACTATATTTTTGATCTTCTAAAGAATAAGAAAAAGACTCATTAGATTTAACATCTTCGATAGGTGCTTTATCTACTTTCTTTTTATAGTTCTTATCGTTATATACAATAAGCCAATTTTTAACTATTGTACCAAAATAAGAATAAGCCTTAGCACCTTTGGAAGGGTCAAATTTATGAATCTTTTCCTCTACTAATAAAGAAACTATTTCATGTTTTAAATCTTCTAAATTTTCAACCTCTGTATAATAAAACTTAAAGGTATGAATTAAATTCTCCGCTAATTTATAAAAAGCATAATGAATTTGATCTCTAAATAATCTACCTCTTTCCTCTGGATCGATTGAGTTATTATATTGAACTATTGCATCTTCGGTATCTTTGGTAAAATAGTTTTTTTTAGAAGATGATTTTGGAATCACCATATTCTCCATAAAATCATAAAGTCTTTTTTATCTCACTTTGCACTTCCTTTAAATAATTAAAAAACCAACCAATTTCATCATCACCACTAAATGTACCTTTTGTATCTAATTCTTTCATTTTTACTTCGGCAACTTTAATAAGTTTGGTTAAATTGTTATATGATTTTTGATATTTTTCTTGAGAATCTTCATATTTTTCTACTTTTTTTAGAAGATTCAAAGTAGTAAATGCTAAAACTGAGGTTAATAATGATAAAATAATAATAGTAGTTATCATAAACTGTCAATTAAACCTTTTAATGAATTACTTTTTACAGTTTGTAATGCTCTTCCTTGTACTGGAATTTTTTTCTGAGTGGTTGCTACTTCTTTTGCAGATGGTTTTTTACCTTGAAATACTGGGTTCCATTCACGTTCAAACTCAATACGTGCTGCCATTAAATCGGCTTGATGTACAACAAATGGTAAACATGTACGTGGTTTTTGTTCAGGCATATAAGACATCAAGTACTTTTTATTACCTTCATCATATAAACCATCATGTGTCTGAATAGCGATCATTTCATTAAATGTGTATTGAACACCATATGACTGGAGTAGAAATAAACCACGATCAGGTACTGAGGCAAATGGAACCTTATTATTGAACATATAATCTTCACCTAATTTATCTCGACGCCATTGATCAGTCTGGGGGATATATGATTCTTCTGTTTCTGTACCCATTTTACCCAAATCATGATTTAATGCTGAGAATACTAATTCTTCTTTAGTATAAGTGGATATATCTGCCCCCATTTCCTCCCAAATATTATGTAATTTAAGTGCACAATCAACAACACGAAGAACATGTTCTACATACCCCCCGGGGAATGCATTATGATATTCTTTTTTATGTGCTGCTGGCATCAACATAATACGTTCTGAGTATTGAGAATAGAAATCAAGCAATTTGGAACGACGTGGTTCACTAATATATGCTTTAATTGTTTCTTCTAAATCAATCCAATTTTGTTGAATTTGTTCGGCTGTTAAAATCATATTATCGAGTAGTATTAATTTCCTCAGGTGAAAATGGTTGTTGAGCTATAAATGATTTTAGTTGCTCTAGAATATCTCTTGAGTTTTCCACTGTTGAAAGAAAATCCTCTACAGGAGACTGTCGGTTAACCATAAATTGTAACTTGTTCATATTAGATTCCAATGTATCTAATTTATTTAAAAATAATTCTCTGTTTCTCATAATTCGTTTTTTAATATTTATATTACGTTTAATTCGTTCATTTTCTCATTCCCTTATTTCAAAATCCCTGTGGTTCCAATATACTGCATCTTGATAAAAATTCCAAACTAAGTTGAAAGAAATCATATTTATAATAAAAAATGAAACTTAGATTCTCTATATCCGTATTTTTATTAATGTTTTCCATAAGTCTTTTATTAGACTATGATAGAGATAATTCTACTACTGAATCTAAAATAGAACTTTCACAACCTCCAGCTTTAGTTATTACTCCTGATTCTAGTTTTATACTACAACCCATAGTAGATAATTTAGAAATTCCAAAATATGAATTTATAATGGCATTTAAACTTTATTATCAAGATAAAATGGCTAAACCAATTGAATTTAGAAAAGGTGAACCACTAAAAACATACTGTTCAGATTCTACGATAGTAACTTTTTATTTAACTAATCAAGACTCAGTTAAAATAGGAAGTGTAAAACGAATGAGTTGTAAAATATTAGCTATATTTAATTTATCTAAAAGACAAAACTCATTATTAAGAGATTACCCAATGGATAGTATAAAAGTACAAAACTATGTTACTGAAAATACTTATGTCTTACCTATAAAAGATAAGCAATATTTAAATCGTTGGATAAATAAGTATAATAATTGGCGATAGATTAATTTTACTTCGTTTATAATCCGTCTATAATTGTTTATAATCGATTTTTAATGAAATTTCAATGAACGCATCGATATAAATACATGCGATTCTATAAAAATTCTACTACCTGTAATTTAATTCTATTTAGGAAAGCACATTTTTCGTATTCTTCTGATGCTTCATAGTGTTTAATAGTAATTTCTAAACACTTTAGTAAAATATGATCAGCAAATGTATCTAATATTTCCTTATGTAGTGAGTTTTCTATATCAAATTGACTTATATAAGAATAAGCTCTGTTAAATAATATATTTTCTCCTAAATCAAGTATATCATCAACACTCCAATCAGGATTTTGTTTATGGAGAGATAAGGAAAGATTATAATTGTAATTGGTATTATTTAATATTAATTTTTTAAACATTCCTATATTATAATAAGGATGCTGGTCGAAACTCATATAAGTAGAGTCGGCAGAGTCCTCATTAGAGGAAAATAGTTCAAAAATTTGTTCAATATTCATCAACAATAAATATGGGTATCTAGATTTCTCCAAACACCCATAATATAAAAAAACCTATAAATAATAGGTAAAAAAACTATTCTTCTAAATCTGTATCAAATTTCTTTTTGTATTTGTCTTTTTTCTTAACAGGAATCATTTTGGTTTTAAAACGTCCATCATAAAATCCTTGTTCCTTAGCTGATTCTCTTTGCTTTTTTTTAGCAAATTCAAAATTCTTATTCATGGTGATAGATAAAAAAAGGGTTCTTCAACGAGTTAATTTATCCTTTTAGTAAATTTTTATTATTTAATTTTTCTTTAGCTATACTAGCTCCTGTTAGTTTATCTTCTAATTTATCAATGCGCATATCGGTATAGGCGTTAGCCATATCTCTAGCATTTGTAAATGAATTTTCAATTCGTTGATGATAGTCTTTAAAACGATCATTGAAATCATTACTACGCCAATTCAAATCTTCCTGAACACCTCTTATCCCATTTAGGTAACCATCTTGAATATGCTTAATTTGTTTCGATTGTTTGAATACCATCAGAATACTATAAATAACAGCCGCTACAACTACCATAGCAACCATCGTTAATACTCCAAAAGTAAAATACATTGTTTCCATAATTTTATTTTTTTAGTGTTGAAGAATCCTTTTAAATCAAATTAATAAAAAAATGTTTGTATGCCAAATCTAATGTAATTATAAGGTAATTTACATAAGGCTCACTTAAGATAAAATTTAAAACTTTCATATTTATTGAAAACTTATTGTTGAACTAAATCTACACATATGGATAATGATAAAGAAGCTGACAGTTGTACCCTTAGAAGATTACTTTCTCATGCTTGCCATGTTTTTCAACCCTTTTGGGTTCGATATTATTTTCAAAACGATACTGAATATAACAAATTCATACTGGATTACCACAGGTATTTTCTACCTAGTATCGGCCTTATTTTTTGGAGTATATTTTTGGTTGCGTAAACGAAAAATTAACCCAATTCAGAAAACTTAATTTTTAAATTTTTCAGTTTTTTTATTACTAATTCATAATCTTTTACTGAAAAAAATCTACCATTAAATTTAAATAAATATCCTTCATTAAATTCTTGGCTTAGAAAGATTTCATAATAAAATTCATTTTCATCTAAGAACTTACAAATTTTATCTTTATGTTTTCCTTCAATATGGAAACCATAAGTAGGGTATGATCTGATAATTGAATCAAACCAATCAACTAATTTTAGAAATGATTTTTTCATAATTTTATTATAAATATAAAGAAAAAAATAGCCCCAATTAAGGGGCTATTCTTAATATTTAATTAATTTTAAGCATACTGTTCAGCTAGCTTCCACAATTGTTGATTTAATTCAACGTGTAAACCTGATGATAAATTACTCATTACATTTTCTTGAACTCGGTTAAATACATTCCATAATACTGAACCTTCATCTTCAATACGACGAGGAGTTAACAATTCAACAGCGCTAACTTTAGATAATTTTGAAATATCTTTTGCTTTAGTTGCAAAGTTGAATTTTTGTGTTTCGTTAAGCTCTATTTCTTTCATTTGATTAACAGGTAATAAAATTTTACCGAAATCAGTATTAAC